ACCAAGGGAACAACCCGAACTACGGACGCATTCAGGCTGCTGACATCTACTCCTACGTCGGGGGCTACAACTTCGTGAACGTAACCCTTGCACCGCTTCGGGACACCAAGTTCAACAAACTCAAGTCCGAGTTGAAGGTGGTCGAGGCAGGGTGGATGAATAAGGCGATCATCGCATCCGAAACCATACCCTACACCGATGTCATCCGACACGGAGAGAACGGGTTTCTCGTGCCTTACAACAAACCCAAGGACTGGTACAAGTACATCAAGCAGTTGATCCTTGACCCCGACCTTCGCAAAGGCTTGGCTGACAACCTAACGAGGGACATCAAGAAGCAGTTCAACGTGGCCGAAACCGCCAAGAAGCGAGCCGAACTATACAGGCAGATTGGGCGCAAATTGTGAAATTCGGGGGCATCGCACATTTACAAGCAGATGCTTTACCTGAACCCCAACACGACCAACACCCTGACGGTTACTTGGACCGAGCGTTCCAGCACGGGGGACCGCTACATCTTGCGTTTGACCAGCATCGCAAAGAACACGACGACGGACTACACCCTGCTGAAATCCGCAAACCTTTCTTCCTACACCAACCGCTATGACCAATTTTCGCTTACCGTGGGGTCGCTTGAAACAGGCTCGTATCGTTACGAAGTTTACGATACCAATAGCACGGTTGCCGCTGCTTTGGCGGTCGTTGAAACGGGCTTGGCTTTTCTACAAACCGCAACGATAGGCTTCAACACCTACGCCAATACGATTACTTACAATGTTTACGAGGCATCCGACGAGGGTGTCTTTGATTCCACCTTTGACTCAACTTTCGCATAATGAGCGTACAAACACGAAGCCAACTCCAAGCGAGTGCCTTAACCATTACCAACGAAACCGCTGCCGGGGCGAACACCGCATCCCGTGTTGGTGGCTTGTTCGACGACCTTGCTGACACCGCAACGCTTGACCGGGAACGGGGCTTTGCGAACCTTTACATCGACACCGACACGGCCTTCACCCCGACGCAAGGGCAAAGAGTCAAGTTGACAAGTACGATGAAATCGGGCGTTTTGTCAACCTACAACTTTTCAAGGACCACGACATCGCTGACCTACACCGGCACAACGGGGGCGACCCTTCGCATCGCTGCGTCTATGGTCTTGGCGCAGCAGGGCAACAACAACCAAATCAAGGTCTACATCGCCAAGAACGGCACAACGATTGACCAGTCAATGACCGAGATTAAAATCAGCCACTCAGACGGCCATGCGGTATTTACGGAAACCGTCTTGCAAGGTGCGGTCAATGATGAATTTACCATCTACATCAACGCAATCGATAGCGGCGCAAGTATCTCAATTTCGGCCCTTTCATTCACAGTTCACACGCTATGAGTAATAAATCTACTCAACACTTCACCCAATGGCTTGGGATAGAGCATAAGGTCCCTGTAATGTTGGAGAACCGCTCCGGCAAGTACATCACCTACGGCTTTGCGAACGAATACCCATACTACCTGCTGGACAACTATCGCAGGTCGTCCAAGCACAACGCTATCGTCAACGGCAAGGTGAACTATATCATGGGCGGAGGCTGGCAGGCAGGGGATGACTTGACCGTAGAGCAGCAGGCCCGGTTCATCAAGTTTTTTGACGGACTTTCCAGCACCGAGGACCTGAACGACATCACCGAGAAACTGGTCTTGGACTTAGAGATTTTCAACGGCTTTGCGGTTGCGGTTACTTGGTCCAAACTTGGGACCATCGCCAAGATGGAACACGTCCCGTTTGAGAAAATCAGGGTTGACAAGGAGGAGAAGATGTTTCAGGTGGCCGATTGGTACAACGACGACATGATGCAGTTGTTTCCGAAGGTTGGGGACATCGAGAAGATACCGGCATTCGACCCGGAGAATCGCCTCGGAAAGCAGTTGTTTTACTATCGTGTGTACGCAGCAGGCGTGAAGCACTACCCTCTCCCCGAATACATCGGAGGCAATGCTTGGATTGAGGCAGACGTACAGGTCGCCAACTTCCACAACAACAACCTGCGAAACAACTTTTGGGGCGGTTACTTGATAAACTTCAACAACGGCATCCCGACCCCCGAAGAACAGGGCGACATCGAGAGGCAAATCAAACGCAAGTTTTCGGGTACGGACAACGCTGGTCGCTTTGTGGTTACGTTCAACGACGATGCAGCCAAGGCCCCGACGCTTGAACCGCTCACACCGAGCGACATGGACAAGCAGTTCGAGATATTGAACAAAGCCATTCAGCAAGAGATATTCATTGCCCACCGTGTAACCAACCCCATGCTTTTCGGGGTCAAGACCGAAGGCCAATTGGGTGGACGCAACGAATTGGTCGAGGCTTACGAACTATTCAAGGCCACCTACGTCAACGACCGAGTTCGCAAGGTGGAGCGGATGATCAATTATTTGGGATCCTTTAATGGCGTTGAGGGTATGGAACTGATCCCGGTGGAACCCATCACGGAGCGACTAAGCGAACAAGCCCTGTTGCAGATTATGACCCAAGACGAACTTCGTGAGAAAGCAGGTCTGCAACCCTTGGAGAAACCTGCCGACGTGGTTGGACCTAATCCCCAACCCGACGAGCAACCGCAAGCCGTGGAAGCCTTGCAGAGCAACGACAACATCAAGAAACTATCGGGCAGGGAGTACCAAAACCTGATGCGTATTGTCAGGCAGTATATGCAGGAGAAAATCACCCTTGAAATGGCACGGACGATGCTATCAGCGGGCTTCGGTCTGTCATCCCAAGAAATTGACACAATGCTCGGAGTGCAGTCCCAAGAGTTCAGCGAACCGACTTGGGGCGAGGAAGACGACGAAGACTACGGATGGGGCGACGAAGAGTTTAAAGTCTTGGAGGTGGTTGCAAGTAAGTTCGGAAGCCATGCAGACGACTACCATGTCATGCACTCCAAGCCGATGCGGTTTGACTCCAACATAGACGAAAACATCCGCTTGGCCTTTGCCGAACTGGGCGAAGAAGAAAAGGAACTGGACAAGAAGATTGAGGCGTATCGCAAGAAGAACCGGGACGCATCGGTTGAAGAAATGGCCAAGGAGTTCGGTGTCAGCAAGGCGAAGGTCGCCAAGCGAGTCGCCTACTTGATAACCAAGGACCGCTATCCTATCAGCAGAGCCGTGGACAAGATAGCCGAGCAGAACCTTCCAAAGAACGTGAAGGAAGTTGCCGAGCCAGTCTTGGAGGTTCGCTACAAATACGCATGGGCCACAGGGTTCAGCAACAAGGACAAGCGGTCAAGCCGTGAGTTCTGCAAGGTGATGCTTGACTTGGCGGGGCAGGGCAAGGTTTACACACGGGAGGACATTGACGGGATTTCTGCAATCATGGGATATTCCGTTTGGAATCGCAGAGGCGGTTGGTATCACACGCCGAGCGGAGTGAACAGGCCACAATGCAGGCACGTATGGGAGCAGCAGTTGGTAATCCGTAAAGGCAATAAAATCACGAAGGCATGAAGGCACTCTTTATAAGCGAAGAAACGCTACTGGACAATAGCATTATTAACGAGAACGTATCCTACACCCAAATCCGTCCAACGGTTGTCAAGGTCCAAGAGATGCGGATTCAGCCCATCGTTGGCTCTCCGTTGTACGGGGAATTGATTACCCAAGTGGTCAGCGGTTCAACGTCTGCGCTCAACCAAACGCTGCTGGAGGACTACATTCAGCCGGCTATGATTCAGTGGCTTTACTACGAGTTGCCGATGGTCCTTGCGTTTAAGTACATGAACAAGGGCATGGTCCGTAGAACGAGCGAGGAATCCTCCCAAATGAGCATGGAAGAGATTACCCGGCTGACCGACAAAGTGAAAAACGATGCTGAGTGGTACTCCGAACGCATTACCCGGTACTTGATGGAGAATCGCAATTCATACCCCTTGTGGAACTCGCCTCCGTCTGCGTTGGATACCATCTACCCGAACGCCACCAACTACCGAACCGGGATGGTCCTTGACCGCAACCGAAGGATGGGAATCAGCAACCTTGACTACCCCTACCCTTACGGTCAATTTGGGGCGTGTAATGACTGCTAACGATGGGAGCGCATAAAAAAAACATACTGAAACTGCAGACTTATGTCATGGATAAAAATCAAGCAAGCCCTGCTGGACCTTGCAAATGCTCATCCTCAAGTCAACTCCTTCGGGACGGGCGACCCGCTTGCGGTAGGCACGGACAACACGATAAATCTTCGAACCCCAAGCCGTGAACGCATCGTCTATCCGCTCGTGTTTGCGGACGTTCAGTCTGCAAGTACTGACGCTGGCACTTTGGACTTGGTGGTTGGGGTTTACTTTTCTGACCGTGTTGAATCCATTAAGCCGATGGGCGGAGTGGTTTCAGGCAGCCCTACGCTGGGTTGGCAGGACAACGAGGACGAGGTCCTAAGCGACCAGTTACAAATCGCACAGGACTTCATATCATCGCTTACAAACGACCCAAGCGAAGACTGGACCCTCTCATCCACCGTGAACCTTACGAGGTTCGTGGAGAGCCGAGATGACCGCACCGCAGGGTGGCAGGCGACGATGACCTTTGAAATCCCTTACGGCCATTCGGTTTGTGAAATTCCGACCTAATCTACATTTATACTAAAAGCAAATTATGCCTACACCTATTTTACAACAAATGCTCGGCCAAGGTGGTACGATGGAGTTTATCAATGGATCCGTTACCGGCAAGAACTACGACTTCCTTGTAGTCAACACCGCTGCGACCTTCACAACTTTAACAGGAACTGGAAGCGAGAACCTGCTAACCGCTTACAACTTTTCGGGGGTTTCTATTTCCGCTGGTATCGTGATAAGCGGTCGCAATGGCGGTAAGATTACGGCCGTCAATCCAAGCGCAGGTTCAGTCATCGGTTACACATTCCTCTAAGCGATGCTTATCGGCTACGGCTACGGCTACCCGACCAATATGCTCCAAGGCGGCGTTGCTGCTGGAGTTTGGGCCTTGTTCAACGCAAGGGCTACGACTGACGGTGCAACCGCTGCCGAGGCTGCTGTGGATGGATGCCTCTTTAATCGCTTTGCAGTTATTTACAACTTCTAAGAATGCCAACCCCATCGCTTATCCTTGTCCCTGCTCGCTTTAAGACGGGCAAACTCTACACCCCAGTCGCTACGACTTCGGGCGGTGTGGTCTTGGGTGCATCGGGCGACTTTAATGTTACCCGTGCAACTACGGCAACAAGGGTCAACGCAAGCGGATTGATTGAGGTCGTGGCTTCGGGGATTCCGAGGTTGGACTATCCTCTTGGCGGTGGCTGCCCGGCTTTACTCATTGAGCCGAGTGGGTCCAACTTGGTCGTACAAAGCGAAAACTGGCTTGCGAGTGGATGGCGTTCGGATGCAACGGCAAACGTTACAACCGTGTCAGCAACCACGGGAACACTTGACCCGTACGGTACGA